ATACTAGCACGAAGACTTCTATGAAGGTAATGTTCCCCGAGCATGCTGCCGAGATAGAAGACGCTCATGAAGATTATAGGGATGACGAATACCCAACCTCTAAATACAATAGAGACGATATAATAAGAAGAAGCGATGTAAATGATGCTAGGCAAGGGAAGGTTAGAAGGTTTATACGCTGGTCTAAGGTAAGCGAAGAGCAGATTCTTTTGACGGATAAGCTGACCAGCAGACAGAAAAGCTTTAATAAAAAAGAATACGATGAGTTTAAGGCGACCAAAAGATATAAGGCTTATATTGCTGAAAATCAAGTAGAAGAAGAAAAGATATTCATTACAAGAGTAAGGGAAAGCTTTGTTATCGGCGATGCGATGATATATGATATTGTCTTACCATTAGAAGACTATCCTATTGTTCCCGCTTGTAATGAGCATAATGGGAACCCATATCCCGCTGGCGATGTCAGGCATGCAAAGACTCCGCAAAGAATGTTAAACAGAACCGAGGCATTACTTATATCTCACGCCACTAGTACAGCCAGTTTTAAATTGATTTATGAAGATGGCGCAATTGACCCGGAAGAGCTTGAGAAGTGGTTTGTTCCTAACGCTATTATAAGAGCGAACCCGTCAGCATTAAGGGAAGGTAAGATTAAAGAATTATCCCCGCCTGCTATAAGTTCCCAGCTCTACTTAGAGAAGCAAAGATATGAAACGGATATAGAGACAGTATTTGGTGCTTATAAATTCCAACAAGGCAACCCAGCTGGGGCGGTTGGCACATTTGGAGAAGCAAAGATATTAGACGAATCTTCTTCTAGAAAACAAAACTGGAAGATATTACCTGCATACGATATGCTCACGCATATAGGTAGGCTTATATCTAAGTACATCCCCTATGTATATGACAAAGAAAGAATTTTAAGAGTCATAAATCCTTTAGGTATTGAAAAAGAACTAAAGATTAATGTCCCTGTAATAAACGATTACACAATGGCGATTGAAAGAATGTACGATGTTACAACGGCAGAAGTAGATATAAGAGTTGTAATCGGAAGTACTCGCTCGAAGAGTCCTACCGCGGACTTGGCTAAAGATATACAACTGTTACAAGTTGGTATCTATGACAAGACTCAGGTAATCATGGGCTTGCAGGGTGACGTAGATAAAGCTGCGTTGATTTCCAGATTGAGCGAGATAGAACAATTAAAGGCTCAGAATCAACAATTGTCACAGCAGTTGAAAGGTGTAAGCGGAGATTTGCAGACGCGAGAAAGGGAGCTGTTCCATTCAAAAATGCGAGCAGAAGTCTCCGAAGCAACAAAGCCCGTACAGCAAGCTGTAAGTAACTTAAGGGCAACAGCGAAGAACGAGGAAAGAAAACAGAAAGAGATGACAGATAAAACAGCTATTGATTTAGCTGACTTAAGAAGCACGGTTAACTCAGAAGGAACGGCTTCTAGTCCATTTGAAGAACAAGTCGGATTAGGATAACCAAAAGAAAAAGGAGCATCGAATGTCTAAGAATACGACAAGTACACAGGAACCTAAGAAAGATAACTTGATTGGCATGTTAAATACGTTTAACGAAGGCCCAACTAGCTCTAAAGAGGCGAATGTGAAAAACGAAATAGAATCTAAAGCAGAAGAACCCATTGAGCTTTCTAAGGAAGAACAAGCAGAGATAACTCAAAAGGAAGAAATAGCTGTAGAAGAAGTTAAAAAATGGCTTATTGATAATAAGTTTGAAGATACCGAAGAAGGTCGAGGTAAGCTCGCTGATGCATATAAAAACATACAAAGTGCAAAAGATAGAGCCGAAGGCGAACTTCGTGATAAAAGTTCAAAATATGAAAAGCTCGACGTAATCGACTCTTGGTTGCAGAAAAACCCTCATATTGTAGAAAAGTTGCAAGTAGAAGCCGACAAGCAAGAAGCTGGTGGTTCTCCTCAAAAGCCGGAAGATTATGAAATACTAGAAGAAGCCAGCGATGGCTCATCTTCGCAAGTCTGGCGGCAGGAATATGACCAATGGTTGATTGACCAAGGCGCTAAAAAAGCAATGAATCAATTTGAAGGCGTAAGGCAAAAAGAGAGTCAAGTAAAAGCACGTGAAGCTGAAGTAACTGAACTTAAGTCGTTAGGTATGACGGAAGAAGAAATACAATCATACTATGGTTTTATGAAAAGTCCTGAAAATGTAACAACTTCTAATATGGTTAAGGTGTGGAAGGTTCTGAACGGAAAACAAGAAAGTGCAAATTCTCCTTCAGAAAAAGAAAAGGCTAGTCAAAATAAGGTTTTGGAAATGGAAAGAGTTCAGAGTGGCGCTTCAGTCGAAGGCAACTCTACTCCCGCCAAGAAACCTCAAGATAAAGAATTAGATGACTTTATGAAGGGAATATTGCAATTTAGCAAAAAATAACCCTAAATAAAGGAGTATGTCAAATGGCATATACATATGGAGCCGGAACCGCTGGACAATTCAGCGACGGCACACAAAGACAAGTACTCGAATTAGGTCCAAAGATTTATTATTACAATGAATCTGTAACACCTTTGCTATCCATTTCAGGTCGTACAGGCACAGTAGGAACTCCTGTACCGATTTTTGAATGGATGGAAGACGAGTATTTCATTAAAAGAAGCGTAAAAACCGAAATAACAAGTTCGGATGTAACCGATACCGCAACCGCTGGAATCAATGGTGATAATGCTATTGTTAAATTCCGAAGACAAGCTCAAGTTGAGGCATTTGAAGTTGGTGGAATCTATACAGCTACTGTAGCTGGTGGTTCTGCTGCTTTAACAACCGCTGTAACTCATTTTATATGTGTTGCAATCGGTAAAGATGTAAACCTAGCTAGTCCAACGGATAAACATGTTCAATTCTTAAGCGCTCATAAGCATGCTTCGTTAAATGCTTATAACGTTGAAGCAGTTGCTGATAGTACGGACATGATTACAGCCGATGCAGCCGGTGTTCTTACCTTAACCTACGTTGCAACAGCGGGTCAGTTTTATGACAATGCTGTAGCAACTACTTACTATGGAAATGACCCAATGGGCTTTGGCGAAGTCGCCTTTGCTGATGCTGATTATTTCATGGTAGCTGGTGGTAATGGTGAGTATGCTGAAGGCGCTGCTGTTGGTTCTGAGACTCGTAAAAAAGTTCGTAGATTAAAGAATTGTACGCAAATCTTTCGCGAACCCTATACGATTACTCGTACCGCTAGAGTTTCCGACCAATACGGTGGACCAGAACTTGCAAGGTTGCAAGCTCGTAAGCTAGCCCAGATTAAAGCTAACGTAGAATACGCTATGCTTTTTAATGGTGCAATTAGCCTAGATGCTACTTCTGCTAACCCTAAAAGAACCTTCGCAGGTTTGGGTGTTGGTGGAACGGCTGGTATTATTCAAACTAATAACGCTGATGTTGATTCTTCGTTACAGTTGAATAACTCATCTGGAACACTTGCGTTGTTTGACGCTGTTGTTGAGCATATTTTCCAAGATACCATCGATGGTTCAATGGAAAAAACGGTTTTTGCATCCAATAAATGGTTGCTAAAACTTACAGCAATGGTTAGAGCGAACTCTACAAGTAATCTTAACGCCATGATGGGCGAAGAAGAACGAGCTGGGTTAAGAGTAATGAGTTACATGGGGCCAGTAGGCACATTGAACTTCGTTCCTCATCCTTTCTTGAAAGGCGCTTACGAAGACTACGCAGTAGCTGTAGACTTTAACAATTTTGACACGCGTATCTTAGCCGAATCTGATTTTCAGCTTCGCAGAGATATCGTTCAAGATGGTAGTGACGGTCAAACAGACGAATGGCTAGTTGAAGCAGGTGCTGAAATTCGCCAAGAACAAACTCATGCAATAATGAAGCTTGTTTAAGTAAACAGTTTAAAGGGGGTAATTAAACCTGCCCCCTTTTACTAAAGATTTGATATGACTAAAGAAGAAAATAATAAATTTAAAAAACTAGCAGGAAGCGAAGCATAATGAGATACCAAGAAGCGTATGAAATGATTGAAGCGGGTTTAAGCAAAGCAGCGCTAGGCTTCCCAATTACAGAGCCTTTAACCGCTAGCTTCTTTGATAATAAGGTGCAAGAGGTTGGAGCTAGAGTTCTGAGGAAAAGAAATTCACAGACCTTCTCCACTAGTACGACGAATGTTTATACTTTGAGTAATGAAGACGCTAGCATGCGGATTTACAAGGTAGCGATGATTGGGAGTAACGACAGTAAGACCGTTCCCTACGTTAGTGAAAAAAGATATGCAGAAGGAATAGATGAGGACACTATTCAGAATATTGGATATTTTGTTAGTGAAGAGAGCGCAAGCACCGGAAGCATTACCGGAGCAACAAGCGCAAATCCGATTGTAGTGACAAGCTCGGCCCACGGACTAGAGACTGGAGATAGAGTGAAAATTACCGATATAGTCGGTTTGCTTTCTGCCACCGGAGCTAAGAGCGAGGTGAATGACGTTGTGCATAGTATCACGGTCACGAGCGCTGGCGCATTTAGCATCCCCGTAAAAGGCGCCGCTTACGGCACAGCTTATGATAGCGTCGGGACTTGGACTCTGGGCGGGATTAAGCTAACCTTAACTAAAACACCAGATTCTGGAAGTACATTGAAAGTTTATTACTATGCAACCCCTATGCCGAAGAATGCAGTCACGGATGGGGTCGATTTGCCTGCTCAACTTATTCCAGCTTGCGTACATTATGCATTGGCGCATTTTCTACTCTTAGATAGCCAGATGCAAATTGGTAGCGGACATTATGGGATAGCGGAGAAGATAGAAAAAGAATTCATAGAGACAAGAAATTCAAGAGAGGCTAAACCAGACATTATACCACCACCATTACAGGATTTTATTTTCTAATGAGTACATTTAAAGTAAGAATAGAAGATTACGTTGGAGCAGTAGGTGACGATACTTTCTTAGGTGACGCGCTAACTGATACAGCAGCAGAAGTCATAAGAGCAATACCAGACGATAAGATTAAAGGATTTACGCAAGAATCTGGAGATATAACAAATAACTCTACAAATATCGCTAATCATAGAATAGTTAGCGTTATAAGGGAGCGCGGGACAAATGGCGAATACGTTGAATGTAGGGAATTGCCTGTTAAATATTTTAGAAAAGCTCAGGACTCTAATAGTATGTTTTCCGCTAGCGTAGAATCTCCTATCTACATTATTAAGAATAGCTCTATTTATGTATTCCCAACGCCCGGAGTAAGTCCAAATGCTTTTAGAGTTGAAAGTGTAATTTTCCCGACTGTAGTTGCAAGCGCCTCCGACATTACTGACACTCCTGATTCCTTCCCTGATAGTATGGAGGACGTAGTTGTTGTTGGTGCTAGCGCAAAAGCGTGTCAATATTTAATGGCGAGAGTAAAAGACTCTATGCCCTCTGAGCCGGTAATCGTGCTAAGTGACATTGCAATCCCTTCGACTCCCAGCAACCCTACTATATCTTTTTCAAACGCTTCTCTTGGTGATGCCGTTTCTGCGGCGCAGGATGCAATTACGGTTGGACCTACAGATGCTGCGGGGATAAATGAGACCGCTGGACCTACAGATGCTGCGGGGACGAATGAGACCGCTGGGCCTTCGGATGCGAGCGGGACAGGCTCTACAGGTTCGGGTGCTTCATCTTATACAAAACCTACCGTTGGAGGGGATGCAGTTTCAGTAACTAATGTTTCTTCATTGGCAGCCGATAATACAATAGATGTTTTAGCAGACCAAGATGATTTTGACCAGTGGTGGGCTACTCTTGGACATTTTATCGAAGGTGAGGAAGATTCTGAATTGGCCGCTTCGCAGGTCGCAAAAATAAAGGCTTATATAGAGGCGTTCAATGCTGAGGTGAATAGTGCTAGAAGCGCAATGCAAGCGACAATTGAAGACGCTAGAAACCTAACACAAGCCAGCATAGCTACTGCCGGAGATGCGACTCAAGCGTCCGTTGCTAACGCCGCTAATGATGTTTCAATTAGGAATGCCTCAATAACGAGTCTGACTCAAGCGTCGGTTGCTAATGCTGCTAATGATGTCTCGATTAGGAATGCTTCGATAGCAAGTCAGACACAAGCCTCTGTCGCAAATGCGTCTAACGATGTTAACGCTTCTATTTCTAAGATGAGAGAGAGTACTGGAGCTGCCGTAGCGAAGATGTCTCAAAGTACTAGTGTAAACGTTTCAAATGCCGCTAAAGTTTTAGAAGCGTCAATACAAGATTACACTTTGGAAGTTAATAAGTTTGGAGCGGACATACAAAGATATAGCTCTGAAGTGAATACAGCAATTAATGAATACTCAGTTGATATACAAAAATATACAGCGCAAGTTGACAGATACGCTAAAGAGTACGGTTGGTATCAAGACCAATACGTTAGACTTGATACGAAATTCAAAGAATCGTTACAAGTCTTGATTGCCAATTAATGGCTAATAAAAAAATCGTAACAAAAGTTATGGTTCATCCGACTGAATACGTTACCGCTCAAGCTCGCTATTACAACGATAGCGATATAGGGAAGAGATTGTCTGGCAAGGTATCTACAGATATTGCAGATAGTCAGCACTCAAGTTTTTTTTCTGGAGATAAAGAAGTGACAACAACTGGAGCTATTTTAAATACGGGTGGGGTTAGTATTATTTATATTATGATAAAGAATAAAGCAAATAGTGATGTATTTTTATCTCTTGATGGTACTAATTATAAAACAAAAATTTCAAAAAATGATGTATTTTCATC